GGGGAAGGACAAGACCCTCAGTAAACCTAATTACCGAGGACCGTTCAACCAGGCCGAAGCCTGCTTGGTTGCGCGGGGGGAACTAGAAGTTTTTTTGGTATATGGGAAGATCCAAAAGTATGAATCTCCATGACAGAAAGCTACATTCAGCGGATGGCCTGCCGGGCCTGATGTTGTCGGTTCCACGTCAGAAGCGCGGCCGTCCGCTCAGCAAGCGAGACGGCCCCATGACCCGACCGGACCATCGCCTCAACGGCATCTGCCCACGTCCGCTCCGAAGAGGGCTGGTGGAAGGTATGTGTCGAAGAGGCGGGGTTGTAGGAATCAAAACGAACACGCCATTCGACGGTCACCTCAAAATTGAGTTTGACCGCATCAGGGTTGTGAACGAATATGAGACCGAATCCGGCCGGGTGTATTTCGTATGTCGTCGAGAGAGTGACGGTATCGGCGGATATGTTCCTTTGGGGACGGAAACTCGATAGCGCGTTCATCTCCGACGGCAGAGCACTGATCGTAAGACCGTCCAACGCAAGTTGAGCGGCAGATATCGCCTTGGGCGCCTTGTACGTTAGGACGCCTCCGGCCATTGAATCCCAGGACGCGGAATTACCCCGCCAATCAGCGGGCTGGTCCATTCGGCCCACGTAGATCATGCCGGATGTAGTCTGCAACGGTTGCCCGTTGGAGATGTTCACGGTGATACACGCAGGCGTCATAGAAATAAGTCCAGTGCCGGGACCGGAACCTCCGATAGGTGCTGCATGATAAAACTTACAGTTATTAGCAGCACTAACAGCGGAAGCTCCGTTGACCGAGGCCATGCAGACCGAATTAGTCCACGCATGGTCTTCGCCATAGGACGTAGGCGCGCCACCAACAGGTCCAATGTACGAGAACGCACCGAAGAGGTACGTGCTGTGTGCTTGGTTGATGTACGTCGTTTGACGAACGGTGGCGTATGGCGCGACGGCCCTGGGAAGAGCCAGTGAGCCCAGGCAGTTGGCATCCATGAGAAGTTCGGCATGATTGAGTATGCCGCCCTTCCGTGGGACAGGCGCTGTGTTGGTACGCAGCACGCGGCCTGGAGGTTGCTGAGACATCTTCTTAGTAGCTTTCTGGGAGGCGTTACCTCCACTTCGTTTTGTTGCATTCTTCTTTACCATTTTGTCGGGGACACCCACTTTGGTATGTGGAGACTGTACATCTGCAGGCACGGCAAGTTAGCCGATCTCCCGTGCAGTCGTTCGGCATTTAAGGCCAAATGACCTATTTAGCACGGAAGTATTAAGGCCCAGAAGAAGGCCACCGTTTTGGGAGATTTAGTCCTGCAGACCCCCTGAGTCTAGGTGCCCCACTGGGCCGAGGAAGCCATCGGAAGTTATTGATAGCTCGCTCGGTCCGGTGAAGTACACAGGAACTTGGGAAGAGGTAGATGGATCGTTGTCTTCCACCAACTGGTGCAGTGCCTTGGCCTGTCGGAACCTCCTGAGGAGTTCGTAAGGCTGTCGGATCTGGTCACCAGCGGTTTCGTACTCGACCCGAGAAGGGTCGATCCTCTGTGCCAAGAGAGGAGCACGAACCAGTGCTTTCTTCCGATGATAATGCAACGGAAGTGGCCCAATGGCGGGGCCAGGGACTATTCGCTTTCGGCGGGTTACCACACCCCCGGCCAGCGGACCTTCAGTCTCCGCTCTGAGTACTATACCGCGGAGCGTCGCCGGGTTCCGGTGGACCGCGCGCTTGGCAAGATGCGCGATCTGTCTTTGGAACCTGGTGAACTTAGGAGCCCACGACGAGGCCATCAGGTCCGGAAATCTTCCGGACTCAAAGCCAAGTCCGCCCTTCCACTTGTGGGCCGCAAAGTTGTAGCGGCCGTTACTTGTGAAAAGGGCAATGGACCTCTTGTGATAGTGAAGGAACCTGCGATGCGAACGAACGGGGTCGATAGATCCTCGTAGAACGAGGTTATAGAGATCCCACAGAGGCAACAGGGATGCATTCTGGCGGCCAGTAATTTTTGATTGGCCAGTCAGGAGACCCACGTTGAGAAATGGAAGGAATTTGAGAGTGTTCGGGTCCCCCCCCTGACAGTACCACAACTCCGAATTTACGGTGAAAAACCGCGGATGGATGTAGTTCTTGCCAAGGGAAAGGGCAAATCCGGCACTCCTCGCCTTGTGCTTCCAAATCTCGTAGAAGCCCGTGTTCGCACGGAATAGGATGTCATCCCCGTTAACAAGGACGGGGAGATCATCAATCTCGACTTCAGCCCCTATGTATTCCTCCAAGGCCGACCAGTACGTCACGAGGTTGACGATACACAGAACGGGGAACGACAGAACAGAGCCCATCAGTTGCCCGGTCCGCTGGCGGAACTTGGGGACAGCTCCCTGAGGATATTCGATAGTCTGCTCGTAAAGAACGGACCGAAGAACGTCCTGGTGCTTAGGCGACCAGTCGACGTGCAACAGTGCCATCTCGAGCACCGCCTTTGTATGGCGGATGTCGAGCGTGTCCGTTGCAGCCGAGTAGTCACCCGAGACCCAGTCCTCGAAGAGGTTAGCAGGGGCCAGGGGGTACTTGGGGAAGAAGCGAGTTTCCCGCTCCAGAAGATCGGAGAGGACGAATCGATCGAGTGTTCTTCCTGTGAGGACAAACTGGGGGAACTTTTGAAGGTGCCCCCAGAGAGCCTTTTGCATGTGTCCAGCGACCCACTGACGCAAGGTGTTACCTTTAGTAATGAGCCGAACTTTCAGTGGCTCAAGAATCGGGTGTACCATCACGTTGGTGGGTTCTCGCGAGGCAGCGTCAACCGCCTCATCAAAGCTCGGTAGAATCGGTCCATGAAAGGACTGAGGTCTAAGCGGGTCCGACGTCCCATACATGTTGACCAGACCCTCAGATACTAGTTCTCTGTAGGGTCCAAAAGTTGTCTCTTGTACGAGGCCCCGACCGCCGCCGAACGAACGAGCAGCCTCGAAAGAGGCGCTCAAAGAAGGTTCGTATAGGCGAGGTCGAGGAGGTCGGAATCCGTCCATCG